TGATGCCTTGTTAATGCGCTCAGGAATTCCAGTACAGACACCAGCAAATGGGGCAAGTGAACTTCGCTCTATGAGTTTAAGAGATTTAGCAATTGATTGTCTCGCTAGAGAAGGACAAAACATCCAATCTCTATTAAGAATGGGTGGAGATGAATTATACGATACATTAACAAGACAGTTCTATAATCCTACTGCTGCCTTTCCAGCAATCTTAGATAACACAATTCGAAAATCCATTGTGGAATTATATAACCAAGTGCCTACTACATTCCAGGCATGGACAACATCTGGAACACTAACAGATTTTAAAGAAACGAAAGATCACGAGTATTTAATTGGTGGTCTTAGTGACTTTGAGTTAGTGCCAGAGAATGGAGAAATTAAACCAGATATTCCAGAAACCAAGTTATTACCAACAAGAAAACTTGATACATACGGAAAAAGTTTTTCTATGACAAGACAGGCATTTATTAATGATGATATTGGATTTTTATCTCGTGTTCCTGGATTATATGCTGCAAAAGCGAAAAAGACAATTGATAAGCAGGTGTATTCTATTCTGTTTAACAATGCCAAAATTTATGATGGAGTCAATCTTTTTGATAACAAACATAATAACTTAGTAACAACTGGTGAAAAGCCTTCTCAAATGGCTATTCAAGCAATGATTCTTCAAATGCAAAAACAAAAAGATCCATTTGGAGAACCAATTTATATGACTCCACAGCACATTATTGTTCCAGTAGGGTATGAGTTTGATTTAGCGGTTATTTTGCGTTCGGCACAAGTAACTGGAAGTGCAAACAATGATATTAATCCACTTTATAACTATCCATTAAATATTGTACAGACTCCTGTGCTTAATGCATTAGCTGGAACAAATGCAGTTCCTTGGTTCATGGTAGCCAATCAGATGAGTGCTAAAAGCATTCAAGTTGACTACTTAAATGGAGTTCAAACGCCAACAGTTCGTAGAATGGAGTCTCCAGGTACATTAGGATTTGTATGGGATATCTACTTTGACTGGGGAATTTCTGTAAGAGATTTCCGTGGAATGATTAAGAATCCAGGCGTAGCAATTAAGTAAAACAATATGAGTAAAGCGACTTATTGGCAACGTGGAGAAGCTATTGATTATAAAAATGACACAGAGACAATGATCGAAGCGAATGAAATTATTACATTTGGAAAGCGAATTGGAGTTGCTGGAACGAACATTGAACCAGCAGCAACAGGCGCACTTATGATGACAGGCGTATATAAATTACCAAAAAAATTAGAAGATACCTTTGCACTAGGTGATGTTGTGTATTGGGATGATACAGAAAAAGAAGCTACCAGTACAGCAACAGGTGGAATCATCGCTGGATATGCTGTTGCAGAAGCAAAAGCAACAGAGAGTATTGTGGTGGTGAAATTGCTTGGATAAAAGATTAATTGCATTATCAAGGATTTGGGTTGATGGAATTCAGTATGAAATAGGAGACGAGTTACCATCAAATCATCCATATGTAGATGCATGGATAGAAAATAAGTCAGCAACATGGAAATCAGAAGAAGAGTTATTACAAAAGGCAAAAGCTGTCTTAGTAACGGCTCTTTCTGGTTTACCAGGAGCTGCTTTTCCATCTAATGGAATAGAAGATTTGGTTGGAAGAGTACCTGATAGGCGGCTTCGGACAGAAGGTGGTCCAAGTAAGATAGGAAGAAAGCGAAGTGATTAAATGCTAACGTTTAAGGAGATTGTAAGAACAGATATTCAGAATATGTTTTTAAATCCAGAGGAATTTGCAGAAGAACACGTTGTAAATGGTAAGAAGATGAAAATTCTTATCGATAACAATGAGATGATTGAGCGTGAGAAGCGTGAGAAATCTTACATCCGTGGAATTTATAAAAAGCAGTTTCTTATTTATGTGGCAGCAAAGGATTATGGTCCTCTTCCAGGGCTTGGAACGATTGTTGATTTAGATGGAAATAAATTTCTTGTATCAGACGCAATAAATGAGATGGGTGTATATTCGATTAATCTGGAGGCGAATAAACAATGATGAGAGTCGAATATGACAGGAATATGTTGCGAAGAGTTGAAAAAAAACTTGGAAGAATGAAAAGAGAAGCACCAAAGGTTTTAAAAACTGCTTTAAATGATACTGCAAAGGTAGGACGTAAGGATCTAGCGGATAAAGCACAAAAAACTTATGCTGTTAAAAAGTCAGGGTTTAATAAATCC